TGATCTATAACAGTGCTGTAGAAAGGAAAATAGCGAAACCCGCCTGACTACAGTACTCTTATAGATTGGTGCTTTTCTGAACTCTAAAACATAAAGAGAAAAAAGGCTAATCTACAAAGAGACTAGCCTTTTATTTCATTAACTAGGTTGACCATGAAAATCGTAAGCAAAAAGAATGGTCGTAATTACTACTGATACGAGAAAGGAGCTACCACTCCAAAAGAAGTAGTAAAGGAGGGATGAAGATTTTATCTTGCAAAGTATGTTATTGGACAATGACTTACAGCAACATGAAATCCAATCAAGAACTTTACATTGGTTTGAGAGTAGAAAATGAGGAAACAGGTGACTTTGTATGATGATCAATACAACTTCTACAAAACATTTCATTCAGAAAAATTACTTATCTCATTCATCGAATATATGTTTGAAGATATAGAACCTGAATGACTAAACACAGAAGAAAAAGTGTTGTTTGAATCACTAAGAATAAGGATGGATAATCAGAAGAATAAGAGCAATGCTTGAGCTGTTTGATGAACTAAATCACATTGATGATGAAGACCAAAAAAACAAGCAGAAAACAATCAAAAAACAAGCACAAAACAAACAGAAAACAAACAGAAAACAAGCACAAAACAAACAGAAAACAAGCAAGATAAAGATAAAGAAGAAGTAGAAGATAAAGATATAGAAAAAAAAGAAGTAGAAGAAAAAAAAACACAACCACCTCAACCTCAAAAAATCAAGTATGGTGAATGTACACGATTAACTGAATCTGAATACAATAAGCTAGTCACCAGATACGGTGAGAAAATGGTTCACAGATATATCACACAACTAGACTATTACGTAACAGAGAAAGGTAAAGAATACAAAAGCCACTACTTAACACTCTTAAAACGAATGACTAAAGATGAAGTTCCAGAAAAGAAAGAGATTCCGAAAACAGAAGATTATCAGATTGAAGATGGAGTTTATGACTTAGAGAAACTTTTAAATCAGAGCTGATAAAACAAAATGAAAGATAGAAAAGAAGAAAGGGAACTGCTGGAAAGAAAAATATTAGCTTGTTTGATAATGGATTATGATTGACTGATTGATTTGATGGATATTCCGAGTGAATGTTTCACTGGAGATAACAAGGAATTAATCACAATCATGAGAAAAGCATGAACAAGCGACCCAGTAATTCTCGCTAGTAAGAGTATGAACTTATCCAAAGAAGAAATACGAGATATTGCTAGTGAAACCTTATGAGTATCTGAATTTGAACAGTATATCAGCCAGTTAAAAGATTTGATTTCAAGAGATAAGCTATCTTACAATCTGAGAAAAATCGTAGCAGAAATTTGAGACTGAAAGGAACTAAACGAAATCTATTCAGATTTAAACAAATTGAAAATCGATGTAGAAGAGAATTCAGATTTATCCAAAGCATTATTTGAGATAATCGAAGAGATAGACTGAACAAAGGAAGTAAAAATCATCCCTACATGATACAGAGATTTAGACAATCTGATATGATGATTTGAGCCGTGACAAGTAATAGTTATCGGTGCTAGACCTTGAGTCTGAAAGAGTATGTTTGCTATCAACATGATCAGTAGAAACATCCAAGCATGAGAAAAAGTCGCTCTATTCTCATTGGAAATGAAGAATAAGCAAGTGTTAAGGAGATTGCTTGCGATGAATAGCTGAGTGTGAGTATGGAAACTCAAGAAAAAAGTGGAATGAGAAAATCTGACTAAAGTACAAGAATGATTCGCAAAACTAACGAATCAGCTTGATAACTTTAGCTGTGTAGATGACCTGCATAATATCTGAGAAGTAGAAAGAAAAATCAGATTTCTAGTCAATAAAAAGTGAGTTTCAATTGTTTATTTGGACTACTTACAGCTGATTAAAAATCCAGATTACAGCAATCAGATTGAATGATTGACTGATATGTCTCAGAGACTAAAGCAATTGGCTTTGAACTTAAACATTACGATTGTGGAGCTTTCACAATTAAACAGAGAAAGTGACAAATCGGCTGTGAAGAAAGCAAGTCAATTGAGATGATCATGAAGTATTGAACAAGATGCTGACATGGTGCGAATCTTAGACAAGCAAGATGAAGATTCAAATAGGATTCAAGTATCTGTGCAGAAATGCAGGGACTGAAGAATATGAGACATCGACCTACAGCAAGTTTCAGACATCATGATGATACAGGATTTACCTCTTAAACCATTCTAAAAATGGATAACGAATATTTAGAGACTTACGATTTCTATGCAACGAGCAAGGAAAATGCAGAAAAGAGAATGGATGCAGTGATTAGAAAGCATTACTGGAAATATGGAAAGATGCTCAAAATCAAGAATTTATGGAGAATAAACTACAACTTGCGAAGATGCAACCTAACATACTAAAAGGCAAGGGCAACGAAAACCAAAAAAAACAAATCAAACATTAATTCTTATTTACTATTTAACAAACTTATAATCATGACAAACCGATTACCAGAAGATTACAAATTAAAAGAATCTACAGGATGAAACTACTTCAAAATTACAGAAGAACCACAAGATTTCAGAATCCTAACAAGTCCAATAATTTGATGGGAATATTTCAAAGTTGATTGAGACAAAGTAAAGCCAGTAAGACAAAAAGCAGAATTTGATTGAATTCCAAGTGATAGCAAAGATGGAAATAAACCTAAGGAATTTTGGGCTTTCGTTGTTTGGAATCACAACTTGAAGAGAGTACAGATTATGGAGATTACTCAGCAGAGTATCAAAAAAGAAATAATCAAGTACGCTAAAAATAGTGATTGGTGAGACCCTAAATTATACGATTTCAGAATAGAGAAATCATGAAAATGAAAAGAAACAAGATACAGCTTGACTGCATCTCCAAAGAGTAAATTTGAAGATGCTAGTGAAGAACAATTAGCACAAGATGATGCAAAGAAAGTAGCTCTTGATGCATTATGGACTGGGGATGATCCATTCGCTCTTCCCTTCTAAAGAGGAGCTGGAGAAAGCCAAGAGGGAGGCACACATCAGAGAATGTAACGAGAATATCAAAAAAGCTGTTAGGAAATTACGTTCAATGGCTATGCCTCCTGCATGGCAAGACCAGTCTCCTGAGGCAGTGAAAAAGCGAAGAAATTTAGATGATTATAAAGATTAAAAATGGAAGACATACAACAAATGATAGATAGACATGAGGCTTTCAAATCAAAATGACTCAAGATAAACGAGCAAGACATATTCGATTGGATATGTCTTCAGGATGAGATGGAAGCCAAAGCTATCGAACTTACAAGTCAATATCTCTTAGAAAAAGAGGCAATAGAAAACGAGTATGATTTCAGATTTCTTGAGATGAAAGCAAAAGTCTGAGATGACTGAAAGAAACTCTATTCAGATAAAGTAGCTGAAAGTATGATAGCTCCAGAATTCCAGAAGAGGAAGGAAGATCAAATCCTACTAAAAGCTACAATAGATGCATTAAGAAGTAAAGCATCAAAAATCGAACCATTAACGAATGCAGTAAAAATATTTATGAAAAAAGATTTTAGCATTTAATAGTCGAGGAAATGGAAAACTTTAAAGATTATATAAATGAGCTAAAGGAGAAATGATATTACATAATCAGAACAGATGACTGAGACAGATATTTATGGGAAGTATATAGGAAAAATGAAGTAGAAAGAGTAGTAGGAAGTGAACAAGAGGCATATTTCCGATTATGAGAATATGTGCAATGAGATTTAAACCTACCATTCTAATGCAGTAATCACGGATTGCTAGTCCAAAAACAAAAACAAAAAAAACTTTTATTCTTAAAACCTAAACATGACAAAAACTATCAAAATTATCTTAGCAGTATTAATCGCTGTAATAATCTGACTTGTAGCATATAGCGTAGCAATTCAAGATAAAGTGAAAGCATGAAATGATCTAATTCAGACACAAGCAAGATTAGATGAATTAGATAGATTGATTAAGGAAGAGCAAGAAAAATATGCTTATACAGATGTAGCAAAAGCTGAATGTATAGAATATCGAGATAAAGAAAAAGATAGAGCACACGATAGTGCTGAAAAATATAGAATTGAGATTAAAGAATTACAGGGTTTTCTGATGAGCAGATAAGCTCCGAAAAAAATCCAGTTAGTGACAATTTGTCACAGACTGAAGAGATGTACCTAGAACCGAATCCATCAGAGGAAGAAGAAAAGGAGCAAGTCAAACTATCAGAGATAATCCAAGCAGGAAAAATAACTCATACATGATACCCTGAAGACAGTCTAGCTCAAAATGTTGTA